AGTAGAACTATCACCAGCGTTTAAATGCTGTGTGGAATGTTCCAAATCACCGAAAGGACTTGGCTGCGAATTGTGCTTCAGTGCGAACACTGCGCTAATAGCTGATGGTTCACACTTACGCTTTACCATTTGCAATTCAATGACGGGTGGAACAACACCCACAGTGTACACCGGTTTCAAAGCCTTTGAGAAATACCTGGCAAGAAAACATGCTGCGTATTATGCCAAAGAGACAGCAAACATGATGTCCAGATTGAATGCGATCACAGAAGCAATCAATGCTTGTGAGAAACCAAACATACATGGAAAATTGGAAACTGGGAACACAGTTACAAAAGCTTTTCTCAACGAACAACTTGAATCACACAACTTGAACATCAAAATTGATGACGACTTTGTCAATGTTTTCAACACATTGTTGTTAACAGACAATGTTGCTCTTATCAACAGCAAAGTTCTGAACAACAAGCAGTTTGAGCAGTTCCCGGAAATCTTTGAACAAGCTGGAGATTTCACAGGCAATCAACAACAAGGAGATGCTTTCGTGGATTTCCTCGGCACTGCAGCCAAAGCCACATTGGCAGTTGGATCTGTAGCTGCCGTACATGCTGCACACAAATTCTGGAAAAAGAGCCAAATAGAGTATCCTGACATTAATTGCATTTGTACATTTATAAAAGCACTTGAAGCAATGCATCCAAAGGTTAAACCACTCTTGGAAAAACCACCAGCAGAAACAGAAGAAGAAGAAACGAACATTGTGCTATGTGAAGTAACAAGCCAGCTGTCAACACCCTTAAATTTCTCATCAACCGTCACAGGTATCATCAATGAACAACTTGATGATCAACAAGCAACCACAAGTAAAGCTAAGCGTGTCTCGGAAGAAATTGAGGATTTTGTCAGAAATGATGAACTCAAATGTGAAAACGGCTTCTTCAAAATCAATGGAGTCAGATATTACATCGAATGTGACAAATGCATAGTGGATTTTGACAAATCGAAACTCGCGGAAAAGTATGGCATTGAACTTGATTCACCTTGTCTCCACAATAACGAACAGTGGATGAACGGAAAAATATCTGTCCATCACCAATCAGGCAGATATGTTTATTTCAAAGACGCGAAAGGTAGCTACATGGCCAATAAGATCATGTGCGACTATTGTGCACAAAATCCATTGAATAATAATCTTCTTTCAACAAGATTGATTAAACACGGTTATACCTGTATGAAAAATGATCAAGACATTGCTTCAATGGAAGTCATCAAATCAATATTTTTCGCCATAACAACAGTCAGTGCACTTGTGTACGCAATGCGAATTCTGCACAGCATCTATAAGATGATTTTCCCAATTAGAGGAAACAGTGGTGATTCGGATTATGAGAAAGAACGATTAAGAATGATTGCCAAGCATAAGAAAGACAACAAAAGAGCTGGAAAATACATGCGCCATAGCGGAGATGCTGATTTTGACGTTGCGAATGCATACAAAAGAAATCTAGTGTCTTTGCAGGCAGGTAATTGGCACGCCAAAGCCCTAGGCATCGCTGGCGACAATTATTTAACAACAGGCCACTGGTGTGAAGAATTTGAAAGAGAAGGAACATGCACAATCGATGGAGTAAAATTCAACTTTTCTGATGTCGAAGTCAAATATCTGCAAATGCCATATGATGGCACAATAAAAACAGCAGACATTGTGCTCATAAAGTTTAGAGGAACACCGCACAAAAAGAACATCATACATCATTTTGTCACAGAAGATGAACTCGAACGAGGTACAGTCCCCAAGAAACTCCAGTACGAAGATTCACGGAGCAATCGAACGATCATGGGCCTGTCAGTTGAACAAACAATGTATGACTGTGTTTACGAAGGTAAAGATCGATTCATCTCTGGTTATGAATATGATTTCATGACAAGTGGCGTCGATTACGAAGTCTACAACGGAGGATGTATGTCAGCATTGATTGATCATCTGCACAAACAAATCGTCGCGTTCCACGTCTGTTCAGGACCAAGGAAAATTTTACAAAGATACGGTTATGCACAATGCATCACACGTGAAACTTTGAATAGTTTGCTTGGTGTTGAATCAGTTGAGGAATGTGAAAATATAGATTTGAACATCTTGTACGCAGAGGATTTCACAGTCAACGATAAATTGCAACCACTCCTAAACTTGAAACCTTATATTTCTGTGCAGGGGACGCTCGACGAACCAATTCGTCACGTCACTTATACAGAGTTGAGGCCATCACCCATGTTTGGAGTTTTAACAACAGACGGAAAGAAACCAGTAGTATTCACCACAATTGGTGAAGCTTATCCAGGAGTAGTAAAAATGGAACAGGCAATCAATAAGAATGAACCCACAGTCGAAGTAACCCCGAAACATGTCACCCTGGCGAAGAATGCCCTCAAACATAAAATTCTTGAGTTTGAGCCCACATATGCAGTCAAACAAGTGCGAACAGCAACAGAAAGTATAGACGGAGTGCTAGGATTGGAATACATGAGACCACAAGTTTCCAGAACATCAAACGCCATACCACTGCGCGAATATTTTCCAATGAAAAGTGACACATATACCAGAAAAGGAAAGAAATTGTTCCTCAACAGCATGGTTGTCGATTTGCACGAAAGAAACATGGCAATGCGCTACAACAACAAGTGTCCTCCAACAGCATTTCAGGTCGTTCTAAAGGATGAACTTAAGTCGGAAGGAAAAAGAGATAGTCCACGCGAAGTCGATTGTTCACCAACAGAATTCACTCAAACAGTGCGTCAGTAT